GGTAGTGCTTCAAGACAAACCGCTCCGGATAAACAGACACACCGGGGAAGTCTGCAAAGTGTCCCGCCGATTTGACAAGGTTAATTCTACGGCCTGTGTTCTTCCAAGCCTTCACTTGACGCATGCGACAGTCACCGTGATCGACTGTGAAATATTTGAAGTGACGCTCCGGGTCACTTCCCGCCTTGAACGTATCGTCCACCGGAAGGAAATGATAGACTTGAAAGTTGATCGCCGTATGACCCGAGCCATGGACGCGAGACAATCCATCGAGAAGGTTCTCTCCACGGCGAGGACTCCGGCGAATTTCATCAGAGTCATGATGAACACACCATTGAGCGTCAGACTGATGCGCTAATTCTTCAACTCGATTCAAAAGAGGGATCCAAGAGTAAAACTGCGAAGCTCCTTCAAGAGGGAACTTTTCATAGCCCACGAGCGGAAACTCACGAGCAATGTCGGCACTCCCATCCGTGGACCAGTTGTCGATAATATGTACGTCCAATCCTTGCTCATAAAGATGAGTTAAAACGGGACCAATGATATCAGCTTCGTTGTAAAGGCAAATAAAAGCTGTTGCCTTAAAGGTTCTCATTTTACGGAACCCCGAGAACCATCCGCCGTAATAGTGTGATGTAAGGCAGCATCTTCATGATACTTAGCATTAGCATTAGCCATGCGAGATGTAGGAGAACCCTTGGGATGCTGAGCGCCCAGAGCTTTATAAGCAGCCGCTGCTTTAGTGTGTAACGCGGCGGATTCCTTATGATCAGATAAGGTCTTGGCCGATGAGGTGGCTGCACGGGCTTTTGCTCCGGCTTGATGCGCAGAGGGGGCAGGACCGCTGCCGGGCCCACCCTTCTCCACTGCGTCTTTCAGTAGTAACGTAGTTAAGAGTTGCATTCGACATCTCCTTAGACAGAAGGAAGAATCCAACCCTGATTCCAGGCCAACTGCAATTCAGCCAATGCCTTCAAGCTATAGCTTGTCGACGCGACGTCAAACGGCAGTTCATCCGCGACGTGGTAGGTGGTTCCCAAGAACGTCAGGGGTTCCCGGTTGCATACGTACAGAACCGTGCCGCTGTTCTCGAAGTTACGCATGCCCAGCGTACCGCAATTGCGCCGGATGCCGACATTGTCAAGCGTTTTTGTTGCCATGGTGAACTATCTCCTTTTGAATTTTGCCCGTTCCATAGTCGGCAGCAAACTGCCACGGTGACGACCCGCGCTCCCAGGAAGCCGAAATCTATGGAACGGGAGACTATTGGCCCAGTGCGTCCTCTAAAGATTTGTGTTCCCAGAGGGTCAGAGCCGAACCCGGTGTTGCATTGATAACTTCAACTCCCGCTGCCTTGAGAGGCTCAACCAAATGCTGGAATTGCGGGAGCATTGTATTCTTGATGACGTTATGGAACCCTAATGCCCGGTGCTCGTCATGCCAATGCGATTTCCCGGATTCGGATATCCTCATGTCCACTCCTAACAGAATAATCTTCTTGACTCCAAAGTGGTAAGCAAGATTCATGGCCTGGTAGGTGCTATTTGAACCATGTCGAAGGCCAGTGGGATCAGTTTCCAATCCTTGCTGTCCTGTGAACTTTAGTTTCTGGACCTGAGGGTGATCCTCGAAGCCTTCACCACCCTTGATCCAGTTGCCGTTGTAGATCAGATCGTGAAACCGTACACGGTCATTAACACAAAAGTGGTTTGCATAGATCTGTTGCTCCCACCACTTCGTATCGCAGAAGTAAAGCACGTTAGCAGCAGGCCGCAACCGCCACGAGTCATTAACCGTTATTATTTGAGGACGATACTTGTTGAGCGGCGAGAAATCCTGAGTACGTAAGGAAGGTCCACCAGCGATGATGACACAAGTCTCCCCTACCCAGGATTTGGGTACTGAGTACAGCATATCGATTCTCCTTGAATTTTTAGATATCTTGATTGAGTTGTATTACTCGCCAATTGGTTGTCATATTTACTCGTCCCACGGGATCATTCCATACCAGAGGACCGTAGTGCTCGGCCTGGCACAGAATGGAGGTTACACCAGGTAAGGAATCCTGAAGAGCAACGAACATTTCTTTCCACTTGGCGCGGACAAATACGTAATCCAACCGCGCGCCACGGACACGAAGTTGAAACGTCAGGCGCTCATTCTCCCGCTCCATCGTATCTGCCGGCAACCCGCCCGTTTCAAATATGCCCACGCACTGATCCTGCTCATCCGGAAGATATCCCTTGTAGATGAGCCAACCAGTTGTATGACCGACATTGGCGGTGAGGTAATCGTAGATGACGTCGAGAAGAGGCATAGTGTCGTCAGCGGCGCTCATTTATGCACCGGTTTCAATACGATTTGCAATACTACCATGACGCTCTGCTTGCTCGCGATGATGGTCTGCTTGCTCATGATTTCCCGCCGCGCGATTCAAACTTGCTGCCGCTTGATGAGCTTTAGCCGCAGCATCGTGAATCTTTCCTGCCTTCGTTCTCCCGGCCAAGGCACGGGAGTTCTTTGGATCGGATGCTTTTTCCGAAGCCTTGTCTGCTGCGGCGGTTGCCTTAGCTGCGGCCGCGTGAGGACCGCTACCGGGACCGCCCTTTTCAACCGCGTCTTTGAGAAGTAGTGCCGTAAGAAATTTCATTTTAGATCCTTTAGTGCCTTGGCGATTCTGCCGGGCAACTCTCCCTGCATCGCTTTGAATGGAGTCTCTAAGTACTTCGGTCCGCTGTTTGGACGGGTCCAATTGACCGTTGGGCTTAGATTCTCGTGAACCGCAAGTGCGTAGTCAACCGACTCGTCGCCGTATCCTAACGTCACCGATACTTTACGCTCTTCAATCTCAGGGAGAGATACCTTGCCCGTATTCATGAGGGCACCTGTGTCAACGGGTACCATCTTCTTGCTCTCCCGCATTACATCATTAGCAAACTTGTACGTTGTCGCAGCAACGGCTTGGGGTGCCTTGGCCGCCATTGCTTTGACTTTTCCTTTCAACTCGTCCATACCGCTGATCTTGAAAGTGACACCGTTCATGAGCTTGCTCCTCCCATCATTGCTTTGACGTACAGATCTCCTTCTTCATCCGGGAACCGCTGGATGTTTGCGATAGGCGGATATTTCGTATCGCCCAGGACATACAAACGGTCCTCGTATTTCAGATTAGGAAGTCCCAGTACCCAGATCGTTGATGACGTCATTACATCCGCGCCTTGATGCGCTCCGCCACCTGGAACGCGGCTGACGACAAATACCCGCCGTCCTTTGAATCGTTGCATGGCGCCGTACACTGGCTTCCCATACGGATCGCGAGAGGCCAACGGTTGCCAAACGATTGTCTGTACGCAGAGATCTTCCCAATCAGATACCGGCATTTTATTTCACCACCACCGCATTGATTTTTTCTTGAACTCCGTTAATAAAGGAAGAGATGTTGTGAAGAGTTTTAGCAATGTCGGATGCTTGTAGGATTTGTTGTTCCTTGGGAGTCGCATCCCAAACCTTTCCAAGCAGCGTAACAGTCGCTGATGCTAGATTCAAAGCAGCAGTTAAAGGGTCCATTTTACTGTCCTGTGCCGTCATTGATTCCGCTTATGGGAAGAGTTCTATCCATACCGTCAATCTTGACGGCTGATTGGGGCATGTCTTGATCCGAATAATTTGCGTTCTTCTCTGCGTAAGAGAGTCCCCCAACGTACACCGGGACCATAGCCAGCGTTGCTCGCCGTCTGAGATCCGCAGCGAGGACTTGCCACTGCTTTGATTGTTGACTATGTGAGATGCTGAGATCGCCGACAGACTTGTCCGTTGAATTTGTATACTTGGCAGCGATAGTATTTGCGCAATGCGCTGCCGCGAGGAAGTTTTTGTTTGGCGGAGGGTTAGAACCGTAGACCAGGCGGATATTGTACATGATCTCCGCGTCCTGAATCTGCTGCTTCGTTGGATCGGTGTCGCCGATGAGGAAGCGTACCTCATCCTTCGGAGAAGTTGCCGGATCACCTGAATAGGACCATGCCATGGTGTAAATCCTTCCTTTTACCGTTCCCAACGGGTTTCATACCCGTAAAACGGAGATTTTTGGGTGCCTGCGTGGTCTAGGGTCGATCGCAGGGTGGTTCCTGGGCCTATCTTACCCTTTCGTTCTAGAGAGAGCTTAAAAAGCTCTATATCAACCTTTTGAAAAGCGTCAATTGAGGAATTCACGTTG